CTCCGGGAAGTTTTTAAGGCGGTGTAATAAATGGAATTAAGACCATATCAAAATGAAGCTAAATCAGCCGTTTTCCGCGAGTGGGAGAACGGCTGTAATAAAACATTGCTCGTTCTTCCGACAGGGTGCGGTAAAACAATAGTTTTTGCAAAAATAACTGAAGAATGTGTGCGAAAAGGTCAGCGTGTTTTAATACTTGCACATCGTGGGGAACTGTTGGAACAAGCGTCTGACAAGATTATGAAAACAACCGGCTTAGGTTGTGCAACGGAAAAGGCAGAGGAAAGCTGTATAGGAAGTTGGTACAGAGTAGTTGTAGGTTCGGTACAAACACTAATGCGTGAAAAAAGATTAAATCAATTCAAAAGTAATTACTTTGATACCATTATAATAGACGAGGCACATCATTGCATATCCGACAGTTACAGACGTGTATTAGACCATTTTTGTGATGCAAAGGTATTAGGTGTTACGGCAACACCCGACAGGGGCGATATGAAAAATCTCGGACAGGTTTTTGAAAGCCTTGCATATGAGTATACACTTCCCAAAGCTATTAAAGAGGGATATTTAAGTCCAATAAAGGCTCTGACAATTCCGTTAAAACTTGATTTGACAGGCGTAGGTATGCAAGCAGGGGATTTTAAATCAAGTGATATAAGTACGGCACTGGATCCGTATTTGTATCAGATAGCCGATGAGATGACAAAGCACTGCAAAAACAGAAAAGCGGTTGTATTTCTGCCACTTGTAAAGACGAGTAAAAAGTTTAGAGATATTCTGAACGAAAAAGGTTTTAAAGCGGCGGAAGTAAACGGCGAAAGCAAAGAAAGAGCAGAAATATTAAATGATTTTGAAAACAATAAGTATAATGTGTTGTGCAATTCAATGCTTTTGACAGAGGGTTGGGATTGTCCCGATGTGGATTGCGTTGTCATATTAAGACCTACAAAAGTACGCAGTTTGTACAGTCAAATGGTAGGACGCGGAACAAGACTTGCACCGAATAAGGACCACTTACTTTTACTCGATTTTTTATGGCATACGGAACGACACGAACTATGTCACCCCGCACATTTGATTTGTGAAAATGAAGAAGTTGCCGTAAAAATGACGGAGAATATCGAAAATGCGGGTTATCCTGTTGACATAGAAGAGGCAGAGGAAAAGGCAAGCGAAGATGTAGTTGCACAAAGAGAAGAGGCACTTGCAAATCTTCTTGCGGAAATGAAGAAACGTAAGCGTAAATTGGTTGATCCTCTGCAATTTGAAATGAGCATACAAGCCGAAGATTTATCGGGATATGTACCGACATTCGGTTGGGAAATGTCACCTCCGTCAGACAAACAAATAAAGGTACTTGAAAAATACGGAATATTCCCTGATGAAATAGATAACGCAGGTAAGGCAACCAAACTGCTTGAACGATTGGAGAAAAGACGTGTGGCAGGACTTACAACTCCAAAGCAAATACGCTTTCTTGAAAGTCGAGGTTTTCAGCACGTCGGTGTTTGGGAGTTTGAAAAAGCAAAAAATCTTATTGACAGAATTGCCGCAAACGGTTGGCGAATACCGTCGGGGATAAATCCGAGTGAATATTAAAGGAATTAAGATATGAACGATTATAATTTGACAGAAATTCTTGAATATATTGATCCGTCAACTTGCAGTTATCAAGAGTGGATAAACGTAGGTATGGCACTAAAACACGAGGGATATACGGTATCTGATTGGGATATGTGGAGTATGAAAGACGTAAACCGTTACCATAGCGGTGAATGTGCAAAGAAGTGGGCGACATTTCAAGGCTCATCTGCTCCCGTTACTGCCGGAACTATCATTCAAATGGCTAAAGAAAACGGATACCATTATGAAAATGTATCAGCCGAGCTTGATTGGGACAGTGAAATAGGTTCTAAAGACGAACTTGTTGTAGTAGACAGGAACTGGCTTGAACGCAGTGAGATACATATTCCCGAACAATGGAATCCGACAGAGCAGATTATCACATACCTCGAAACACTTTTTGAGCCGGATGAAAACGTAGGCTATGTTACGGAAAGTTGGGAACATGACGGAAAATTCTTGCCGTCAAAAGGCTGTTACGACAGAACGGCAGGTCAGCTTATAAAGGAACTGTACCAATGCAAAGGCGATATAGGCAGTGTACTCGGCGATTATAACAGCGAAGTCGGGGCGTGGATAAGGTTTAACCCTCTTGACGGTAAGGGCGTAAAAAATGAGAATGTAACAGAGTTCAGATATGCACTTGTCGAATCCGATACAATGGACATTTCGGCACAAAAAGCCATTATAACAGAATTGGAATTACCTGTTGCGGCACTCGTATACAGTGGCAAAAAGAGTCTGCACGCAATAGTAAAAATTGACGCGTCAACATATGAAGAATATAAAAAGCGTGTCGATTATCTGTATAACGTGTGTAATAAAAACGGCTTGAAACTTGATATTCAGAATAGAAATCCGTCAAGATTATCCCGTATGCCGGGCATAATGCGTAACGGTAAAAAACAATATCTTCTTGATACCAATATAGGTAAAGAAAATTGGAATGAGTGGCGTGAATGGATAGAAAGCGTTAATGATGACTTGCCCGATCCCGAAAGTATGGCTGATGTGTGGGACAATTTACCCGAACTTGCACCGCCATTAATTGACGGTGTATTAAGACAGGGACATAAAATGCTTATAGCGGGTCCGTCAAAGGCGGGTAAATCATACGCATTGATTGAGTTGTGCTGTGCCATTGCAGAGGGGAAGAAGTGGCTTGAATGGAACTGTACGCAAGGCAAAGTAATGTACGTTAATCTTGAACTTGACCGAGCAAGCTGTCTGCACCGTTTTAAGGACGTTTATACAGCACTTGGCATAGCACCCGACAATCTATCCAACATTGATATTTGGAATCTTAGAGGACGCAGTGTACCAATGGACAAGCTCGCTCCGAAACTTATACGCAGGGCAAGTAAAAAGAATTATATAGCGATTATAATTGACCCGATATATAAGGTTATAACGGGTGACGAAAACAGTGCAGACCAAATGGCACACTTTTGCAATCAGTTCGACAAGGTGTGTACGGAACTCGGCTGTGCGGTGATATATTGTCATCATCACAGTAAGGGTGCGCAGGGCGGTAAAAGAAGTATGGACAGAGCCTCGGGTTCGGGGGTGTTTGCACGTGATCCCGACGCACTTATCGACCTTGTAGAACTTGAATTGAACGACGATATATTAAAACAGGAAAAGAATAAGGCAGTATGTAAAGTATGTGAGGGTTGGTTGTATAAATACGATAAACTGTATCATGCGTCACAAGACGATTTGTGCAGTGAAACTCAAATGCTTGCATTGTGTCGAGAATACCTTGAAAACGACGCTTACGAGTGCGTTATAGAAGATGTGGGTAAGGCAAGAAAAACGGTTGAAAGCCGTAGTGCGTGGCGCATAGAGGGTACGCTTAGAGAGTTTCCAAAGTTTGCGCCTGTGAACCTATGGTTTAAATATCCTGTGCATAATATTGATAATATCGGTGTGCTGAAAGATATTGCGGTTGATGACGGAATGCCTACTTGGAAGAAGAATTTTGCTAAAAAGAAAACAGACGCAGAACGTAAAACAGAACGTAAAAATTCACTTGAAACGGCATTCGAGGCGTGCGGAATTGATGATAAAGTGACAGTAAAAGCAATGGCAGAATATATGGGAGTTACAGAGAAAACTGTAAGAAACAGATTGAAAGAACACGGCGGATTTTGGATTGATGAGGGTCAAGTCGGTAAGAAATAAGAGGGAAAATGTCGGAGGGAAAATTACTCTTTAAAAATTTCACTGATAAGGAAAAAGTCGAAAAAATTTCTTTCCTTTCCTTAAGGAAAAAGTCGAGAAAAATTAAATTTTCCTTAGGGAAGAAAAACTCGGGAAAATATCGACTTTTTCTCGAGGGAAGGAAAATGTATATATACTACGTATATATAAAGGTTTCCCTTTCCCTAAGGTCAGGGGGAAGTAGTTGTGCGACAGCTTACGCACAACAACTCCTTCCCCTTACTGACTGACAAAGCAAAAATTTCAAAACAGGCACAAAGTAAATAAATGGAAGTGAGAAAATGAAAGTACAATTTTTTATGGCAATGATACCGCCGACAAAAACGTATCAAGAAAAAAAGGTTGCAGTCGTAAAAGGTAAGCCGGTATTTTATGAACCGCCGGAAGTTAAAGCGGTAAGAGAAAAACTTGCGGCACATCTTTCACATTACGCACCTGAAAAGATGTTTGAAAAGCCTGTGCGTATGGTGACGAAGTGGTGTTTCCCTAAAGGCAAGCATTCGGACGGTGAGTATAAGGCAACGAAACCCGATACGGATAACTTGCAGAAAATGCTTAAAGACGTTATGACGGAAGTAGGATTTTGGAAAGATGACGCACTTGTGGCAAGTGAAATAACAGAAAAGTTTTGGGCGGAGCAGACGGGCATATTTATAAGCATTGAGGATTTGTGATATGGATATTCTTGAAGTAAAACAAAATCTTAATAAAACGGTTTATTATTCGGATTTTTATAATATCCCCGAACAGACACCGTTTATCCTTAATGCGTGTATCGCAAGAAAAGACCCGAGAGGATTTTTGAAATATTCACTTGAACTGTTGGACAAAACCAAACACGCAGTAATTATTGTGCCGATTGAAAAAGTAAGGCTGAAAAATGAAGAAATGGAGGAGTAAGTAGATGAAATATATTAAGCAGATTATATCAATGTTGGTTGCAATGACATTGATATTTATATTGACAAGCTGTGCAAAGTGTATTAGCACCGAAACTTCAACAGTAGAAGTCAAAGTCATAGATAAATATTACAGAAGTGAATATGTAACACCTGTAAATTGTGGTAAGAGTATAACCATGATTACTCACCCTGCGGTATATAAAATTATGGTTGAGTATGAGGGTAATGCATATGCCTTTTATGGCATTGATACATATACAAAATATGTGGAGAAGGTTGGTGAGAACGCCAATGCAATACTTGAAACAAAAAAATATGATGATGGTACGGTGAAATGCAATATAACAAATCTTGAATAGGAGGAATAAAAAAATGACAAACGATTATAAAAGACTTGCCGGACAACTGGCGATGGGTATGAATTTTGATGAAAATGCCGTGATAATGGCTACGGGAATTAATCACGGTGAGAAAATACCGTTTGAAGTTTCAATATACGTCAACGGACACAAAAACGAAGTGAGAATTTCACTTATAGAATTAATCAAACATTATTTGGGATTGTTTGATGATGAAACGTCACGTTGTGAACAAAGAATATTGTTTAAAGTGATTGCACAAGACAGAAAAAGAAGGAAGTGTGAAAATAATGGGACTGATAAAGAAGATTAAAGAAAAGAAACGCGAAAGCCAAATAAAGAGGTTTTATAACTATATAGACAATGCAAAGTACGATTTAAAAAGAGCAATAAACATCGAAGAGGCGGAATTTCGCTATGAAAAAATGCTCGGTGCCTTGGATTTAGCCAGAGGTATAGATTTAATTGATACATGCAAACAATTTGAGATAGGAAATGAGATTGAGGATATTATGAAAAGAGTTCGGAATATTATCCGATACGAGCAAAGCCCTGTGAATAATACGGAGGAATAACAATGCAGGTAACAATTAATGCAAATGGAAAGAGTATTAAAGCCGAAATATCAGAAGAACAGGCTAAAATATTAGGTTTGGTTACGGACAAGCCTAAGACTGGATATGAGAGGACTAAAATAGGTGAAACGTATTATGTAATTAATACAGAAGACGATAGTATGATAAAAATTACAGAGTTTAATGACCAAGAGGATGAGCAATGTTATGATAAGGGTAACTATTACAGTAACAAGATGATTGCCGAGAACAACGCTCGTGCAGACAGATTGCTTCGTCGCTTGCGTCAATGGCAGGCGCAAAACGACAGAGCCGTGACTAAAAAAGATTGGGGAAATAGCCTTGCCAGAAAATTTAGAATTAAGTACAATCATTTTGACGATAAATTGATGATGGTAGGCGAGGAATACTTCCAAGACGTTAACGTGATATATTTTTCGTCTATGGAAAAAGCAGATGAAGCTATTGAGCAATTCAAAGATGAACTGCTATGGTATTTTACCGAGTATGTTCAGAGATTAGATGAGGTGCAAAATGGTTAAAGAACAATTATGTTGGGGCGTGTCAGAAAGCTTGTGGTGATTGTTCGTGGAGCAGTTGTTTCCAACCTGTGGAGGGGTGGACTGCTGAAAAGGTACACCGCAAGACGTATGATTCGTATAGAATTGAAAAGTGTCCGGAATATGTACCGGATAAGAAATGATAAGGAGGAAACAATTTGACAAAGGAAGAGCTAAAACAGTATCGCAGTATTGTTGCAGAATTAAACGAGGTAAATGACAGAATAAACAGTAATACAGTACACGGTACTGTCACAGGCTCTGACGCTGAATTTCCGTACGTCAAGCACTGTATTTCTGTATCGGGTGTTGAGCCAACGCATATATCGGATATTGTGTTACGTCAGCGATTGGAACGACAGAAAAATAAAATTGAATTGTTTGTTGCCGGTATATTGGACAGTGAAACACGCCGTATATTCCGATACAGGTACATAGATGGCACCGTAATGCCGTCGTGGCAGTGGATTGCGTTCAAGATAGGAGTATCGGGTGACGGTAGCACAGAACGAAAAAAACATGATAGATATTTAAAAGTTTCCCGAAATTCCTGAAAAAGTGTGATACAATTTATAATGCGAAAAGAATGAGCAGACAAAAAATAATGCAAAACCTATATACGGTGCAATATTTTGTGTTCTATATCTTACAACTCATTTTTCGCAAAAAAAGGTAAGTGTATCATCGTGAGATGATGGGTGAATATCTCGTGTAACTGATTGGTGGGAATGGAGATATTAGATTAAACAGATTGTGTGTTAATCATGCAGTCTGTTTTTATTTTACTTAGAATATGAAAAGTGAGGTGGGCTTTATGGCTAAAGGCAAATATAAAGAATGGCTAACCGAAGAAAGCCTACTTCGGTTAGAGGCGTGGGCGCGAGATGGACTTACAGACGAACAAATTGCGGACAATATCGGAATTAGACGTGAAACATTATATGATTGGAAAAAGAAATATCCTCACATTTCTAACGCCTTAAAAAGAGGAAAAGATGTTGTGGATATACAGGTAGAGAACGCCCTGCTAAACAAAGCTCAAGGTATCACTAAGACGCTGATAAAGCCAATCAAAATAAAGACGGTTACATACGACAACGGTAAGCGAGTAAAGGAAGAAGAACATATTGAATATGCCGAGGAAGAAGTATTTGTACCACCGGATACAGTTGCACAAATATTTTGGCTTAAAAATCGAAAACCTAATACATGGAAAGATAAGCCTGTTGATAATGAAGGACAGCAAGATAATACGGTAAGGGTTATTTTGGAGAGGCGATAGAATATGGATATACACATTAATACCAAAAATACAATTATTCCGATGTATGAAGATGTGCTTGACGATGTACTCGACCATAAACATACGCATTACGTTTTTTCAGGTGGCAGAGGTTCTACAAAGTCGTCATTTCTTAGTTGTTTAGTGCCGCTATTGTTAATTAAATATTCAAATATTCATGCGTGTGTATTCCGTAAAGTTGCAAATACGATAAAAACATCTGTATTTGCACAAATGGAATGGGGAATAGCACAATTAGGATTATCGGAATATTTTAAGGTAACGCAAACGCCTATGTCAATTACATACATTCCGACAGGACAAAAGATAATGTTCTTTGGATTAGACGATGCAGGTAAAGTAAAATCCATTAAGTTGCCATTCGGGTATATCGGCATAACTTGGTTTGAGGAATTGGATCAGTTTGCGGGAGAAAACGAATTAAGAAAAGTAACACAATCTACAATGCGTGGCGGTGATAAGTTTTGGGATTTTCGTTCATTTAACCCGCCCATAAGTAATTTAAACTGGGCAAATGAGTATGCAGAAAAAGCCGAACAATTTGATGATACACTTATTGTCAGAAACACATATCTTGATGTACCGAAAGATTGGCTTGGAGAACAATTTTTTGACGAAGCGGAGCAACTGAAACAGTGTAATCCGAGAGCATATGCACATGAGTATTTGGGTCAAGCAGTCGGAACAGGCGGCAATGTATTTGAAAATGTAGAGCATATGGATATGGGAGTTATGGTTGAGGTTGGCGATGGTTATAAACCGTTGTATACAACATTCAGCAATATATATAACGGATTGGATTGGGGATTTGCAAAAGACCCTACACAATTTGTGAGAATGCACCTTGACGCAAAAAAACACGATTTATATATTTTTGATGAATACAGAACGTATGGTACACGAAATATTGAAATATTTGACGCGTTGTATAAGGGCAAAAAGAAACATATTGGAATGAATGAGCTACTGACTGCCGATAGTGCCGAGCAAAAGTCAATTGCCGATTTTAAGGCATACGGTGCATTTATAAGAGCAGCGGAAAAAGGTCCTGACAGTGTAAGATACGGTATCAAATGGTTACAGTCATTAAATCATATATACATAGATAAGCGAAGATGTCCGGAAACATTCAAGGAATTTGTACGATATGAATATGAACGAGATAGGGACGATAATATTATAAGTCAATATCCGGATAAGGATAATCATAGCATAGACGCAACAAGATACGCTTTAGAGCGTTTTTATAAACGTAAAGGAAATTAAGAGGTGATGTGGAGTGTTATCTCAAATATGGAGCAAGGTAAAGGAGTTGATAGGAAAAATGACAGGCAGAAATATTGAAAATATCCTACATATCCAACCGACAATATCAAGTGACATGACTAATGCAATCGAGCAATGGGACTTGATGTACAGAAATAAAGCACCGTGGTTAAAGAAAGGTACATTGACCGATCCTGTTGAAATAACGTCACTGGGATTACCTGCATTCATTGTCAGTGAAAAAGCGAGAATGTGTACGCTTGAAATGAAATCGGAAATCACCGGACGTATGGAAGAACAAGAGAATATCGATGAAAATACAGGATTGCAATATAGACAGAATGTATCGATAGGTAATACTTCAAGAGCCGATTATTTGAATGAACAATATCAGAATACAATCATGCGTGATATAAGGGTACAGCTTGAATATGGTTTAGCAAAAGGCGGTTTGGCTATTAAACCGTATGTAATGGTTGATGATAATGGGCAAAGTAAAATTTTAATGGATTACATTCAAGCAGACGGATTTTATCCTATATCCTTTGATGCGAGCGGTAGAATAACCGAGGCGGCATTTGTTCAAAGAATAATCGATAAACAATATACTTACAGTCGATTAGAACATCACAAACTTGACGGTCATAGGGTGACGGTAGTAAACAGAGCATTTAGGTCGGTTAATACCAAAAATACAAATATATCATCTCAACATTTAACTGAATTAGGTACTGAAATATCTTTGACAGATGTTCCTGCATGGGAAGATTTAGAGCCTGAAACAGTAATTGAAAATGTGGATAGATTGCTATTTGCCTATTTCAAAGTGCCTATCGCAAATACCATTGATACATACAGTCCGTTAGGTATTAGTGTTTATGAAAAGGCAAAGGATCTGATTAAAGACGCCGATAAACAATATTCACGATTGAAATGGGAATTTGAAGGCGGTGAACTGGCTATTGACGTTGACCGAGAGGCATTGACAATGGAACGTGACGAACACGGCAATGATGTAACGGTTCATAGTGAATTGCAAAACCGATTGTTTCGTAAGATTGATTTGAATAATGAAAGCACCTATAATGTTTTCAATCCGGTATTTAGAGATGTGAGCCTATTAAATGGTTTAAACACAATGTTAATGCGAATTGAAGATGTATGTGAACTTGCACGGGGAACGTTGTCAGACGTAAACCAAGACGCAAGAACAGCGACAGAGATAGCGGTATTGAAACAAAGAAGTTATGCCGCAAATGCACAACTTCAAAAGGCGTTGGAAAGTACGTTAAAAGATGTTGTATATATAATGGACGTGTATGCAACACTTTATGAGTTGGCGCCTGATGGTGATTATGACGTATCTATCGAATGGGACGACAGCATAGAGGTGGACAGAGAAAGCGAGATGTCAAAGAGACTTACACTTGTTCAGAATGGTTTAAGCAGTAAGGTTGAATTTAGAATGTGGTACTACGGCGAAACCGAAGAACA